CGATTGTATGTAATACTGGTTATTATCCGTAAACTCTCCATTATCGGTCATATTTAAAGAAGTACCACTACAAGCCGTAGGTACACTGGTACGGCCATTGCCCATAACCGCAACGATTACATCACCGTTTGCAGTAGTTGTAACACTTACTGTTGAATTTGAGGAAATACCGGTGGCACCATTAGCAACATCAAGAACGCTGATGTATCCATCTCCGGCCTTATAACTTGATATTTGAACGTAAAGATTTGCCGTGCCGGTATTCGGAATTGAAAGCGTAAAATTCTCACCTATATCAGGTTCTAACAGATACCATAGTTCACAACTCGTTTCCGGACCAGTGGCATATTTGCGGGTCTGGTCTGCCTGCGTCAATGCCGTACCGTCGTAAGTAGGCGCACCGCCCGCCCTCTCGGTCACGCCGGCAACGACAATACCTACGCAAAGAACCGTTGTACCGTTTCCGCAAACAAAACCATATTCCGCCGGACTTGCAGAACTGGTAAATCTGATATTTTTATCCAGTTTATGAGCCATAACTATACCAATGAAATAATTCCAGAACTGTCAATGACTAACGTAACCGTTCCGTTTGTAATTTTCTGCATATCATAATCAATCGAACATATCAAGGCATTTCCGGCAGTTATGTCATAAAATACTGCGTGGTAAAATGTAAAAGTCGCATTTGTCCAATATGGGTTATCGGCGTCCAAGTTCATAGTCGTCTCTATTGTTCCAGTGGATACAACCATATTCTCCAAAGCAATCCCGCCCCGAACATAACCTCCGGCAGTCGGCAATTCGTTTTCTGTTGTGTAAGTAGTATCAGAAGCGTTAAAAACGTGGCCAATACCATATAGAGCAACGTTAACAGTATCAGATGAGAAATCTACACCTTTGGTCGCCAGAAGTTTTTTAAAATTGGTATATATTCCACTTGCCATATTTATATCTCCACAGGAAACAACAACCCATCTGTTCCCGCACCATTATTATACAACGTATTAACTTGACTCTGTGTTAACGCTGTATTGTAAAACCTAATATCATCTAAATAACCTGTAAAATTGTTTCCAAACGTCCCTGCCCCAGAATTTGGAGTACGTAATGTAAGTTCATTTATAGTATCCTCACCTTCGGTCCAAACTGAATTTACAAATCTCCTTATTCCACACAAGTATCCCCCGCCCTCGCCACGACCAAGATAAATATTAGAAAAGACAATATGCGTCCAATTTTGAAAAACATCCTCCTGACTCTCTGGAAATATATAATAGTCAATTCCAGATGAGGTGACAATCTTTAATATCTTCTCCACCCCATAATCATAATTTGCGTATGTAATTTCCAACCCAAATCCGCCCCCAATTGGAATAGAAAATATAGATTGACCATATACTTCAGATAAGGGCATCTTAAACCAGAACGATATGGTGAAGTTTGAATCCATAGAAATGGTCCCGGCTTCTATTGCAATAGAAGATGTACCATCAAAATTAAAACCACCATCAACCTTGCCAGTTGTATGTAAGACGGAAGTATTAACAGAAGCTGTACCATTGTTCGCATTTATACCAGAATCAATTACATTTGTACTGGCTTCGTTATCGTCACATTTAAGCCAGAATACACAATTTTCTTTGTAAACTCCGCCGCCGCCATCACCATTAACAATCTGAACCACCGGCGAATGTAGGGTTAATCCTATATTATTAAAATCCTCACTACCCCGAATATTATGTCCCATTGTAACCGTCGGTTCATTCAAAACAGCCGAGATGTTTTGCTTTCTTCGCCATAACCTGCCGCAGGAATACTTGCTCTTGGCGACATATCTTACACCAGGCCTTTTTTCTACAGAACCATATATTCTCGGAATGAGATTGTCCAACTTGCGGCATCCAGCCCGATATTTCTCGGTATCGCTTCTTGCGTCCACCTTCGGACTCAACTCACCAGCGTTAAACGTCACTATCGGCAAATTGGCCATTACTCCGAACCTTTCGTTTTTGCCACAAATCTCATTCCAGGTCTTTTCTCTACAACGCCGTAAACAAGCGGTATTAGATTATCCAAATGCCGACATCCGCGCTGATACTTCGCCGTATCGTTGCGGGCATCAACATGCGGGCTTAACTCGCCCGAAGCAAATGTAACTATTCCTAAATTGGCCATAATCAGATTAGCCCCGAACCATATCTTGCACTATTCCACTTACTTGCGCCGGTCTTATCTTGAGACCTATATACCGACCTTGCCCGCTTGTTAAGCAATTCCAACTCCTGCAATACATTTGTCCTTAATCTTTCCGCTTCCTTGCCAGCACCGGCAAGAGGACTTATCAGTTCAACGGCAAGAGATAAAACCAACATTTTAACGAACAACGGCGGAAACTCGTCCGTGTCATTAACAAAAGCTACGTATTCCAGATTTATCGGCATATGATTAGAAAGTAAACTCAGACCTTCTATTGAGTAATCCGGTTTATATCTGCCATCGCCCAAAACCTTTATTTTTCGCAAAAAGTCAGGAGGAAGAGGATAATTATGTCCATACTGAAATTCCGGTACTTCCAGTTCAGTTAGGATTGGATAACCCGCCCCGCAATCCCTACTGTTCACACCGTCGGAAATCACCTCTCCATCAGTGAAATTGCCCGTAGTGGTCTTTGAAACCGTATAAGTGGTACTTGAAGTCTTACTAACTACCGTACAGGTCTTTCCGCTCGTTGCGCCGGTAAGAACCGCACCGGCTACAAAGTCGGTAGGTGCAGCACCACTGTCAAGAGTTAACGTGTATAACAAGCCAAGTGTCTCTCTCTTAATCGCAAAAGGCCAGATAAAAGACTCTAAAAGAGAATCCCTAACTATCGGATACTGTAATTGGCAATGTAATGCCTCGACCGATGTATCATCTTCCAAATCCGTTAACGCCTTTGCGCCGATACGCTTCAAGGCCATATTGCATATATCTGTTTCAGACAATTCCATATATCATCTCCTAAACAGTTGCTACAAATTCGCCGCAATAACCCGTATTATCAATAACAATGTGTTTCGCCACAACAAGCGAATCTCCCCTGCAAATATACGGCGTCCGATTCGGCGGATAACGCAGGCAATAACCCTTATTCTCGTCTATCTTTTTGTAATATTTACACTTTTTACATTTTGTTTCAATGGGCATAAATCACCTCAATCATGGCCAAAGATTTTTCTGTAATTGTTGTCATATTTCTTCTTGGCTCTCCCAACAATGGCGAAGCCCATAATCTTTGTCTTGTACGGGGATAGACCATCTCTGGTAGTATATCCCGCCTTGCACGTGCGGCAATTTACTTCGTCCCGCAAATCGTTCTCACTTACATTAGCAGGAACTATTTCCATAAAAGACAGGGACGGCGATTAACCGCCCCTGCCTCGAACAAACTAAACAGAAATCGTCAACATGATAAACGGAGCGCCTTGCGTTCCGGCCTGTGCATTCTGAAGCACAAAACCTACACATTGGTCAGTGACGTAAGTGCCTATATTGGCGCGAATGTCAAGAGAACCATCGTGTCTGGCATATACGCTTCGGACGTATGCACTATTGCCGACTCCGGACTGCGGAGCAATCCAACACGGACCCCACGTCTGTAGCCAAGTGAACTGACCACTTGTCGCGGCAATAAGAGGAAGCCCGATTACCGACTTTGTGCCATCTGTGTCATGGCGAACATCGTAGTACGGACTGCCCATTGCCTCGATGTAACTTGTGGCTGTGGCCATATCCTCGTTAAACGGTTGGTCAACGTAAATAATGACCGTTCCGCCACCTGCCGCAACGCCACTGTTGCCGATAATGCCACGACCCATAGAAGGCACAGTATCAGAAAATATGATACAATACCCACCGGCAAGCTCGTCCTTGACGACCAAGCCGGAATTGGCATAGCCATCGGCAGCGCCGAATGTACAACTTACTTCCGTAGTACCTGCGGTTTGGGCTTTAACTATTGCAGCATACGCCAAATTCTGCGTTGCATAACACTTCACCCCCATATCAGGGTTTAATGTTCCCATAGCACGAGAGTACTTGTAAACCCTTCCGTCCCATGTGATACATCTTGTGCCGCAAGCAAAAAGCTGCGTTGTGCCAGCATTGTAAAGTCCATCATCTCTCGGAAGCGCAGGAGGTGTTAAAGGACCAAAATTGTAGTTAGTAAGCATATGTTCTCACCCCTTTCTATACGTGAACCTTGCTTGTTAAGCATTCATGGACTTTCGCACCTTCCATTCTGACGGCGCCCAAATCCATCTTCGAGAATATAGTCCAAGCGTAATCAAGCCGCTCGACCTCCTGTATCCTTGAAGTGATGTCGCCAATGGAAGCGAGGACTATTCCATCCTCCGCCCATGCTATTGTTCTCCAACAAGTGGATTCTGTGGTATCGGTCTGCAACCGGTTACTCCAGAAGAAATTAAACCCCGCAAAACCTTCAACCTTGCCGTTAACAAGGGCGCGAACCGTATTGTAATCGGCACTCGTCAACTCCTGAATGTCAAGCATTTCCTTCAGGTCGTGCGGAGATACCGCCCAATACTTCTGTATATCAGGGTCAACATCGGCTTCGTTGAATATCTGCATCATCGTCAGGATAGTCGCTAACGACATATTGGTCTGCGTGTTAGGAACGGCCGCAGTTCCTAAAGTCGTTACCGTACCATCTCCGTTGATTGACAGAGAGTCTGCGGCAAAAGAAATCGAAGTTGCACCAGCCTTGCCGATTTGGGCAGCACCCAAAGCCGCAGCGATAATTAAATCATCTTTCTTGTTGCCAAGAGCATGGGCCTGATTCTGAACCACCATATTGGTAGGGTCAGTAGCCATCCTGTCGAGGTCTTCCTTGTCGAGAACCTTTTTGTTCGTCCAAGGGTAAGGAACAACCTTACGCCTTCCAAAATTAGGCTCAGTCTCAGGTGTTCCCTGATGCCTTCCTGTTTTCTGAGACGTATCCTCATCTGAAGCAAGAGTGTCAAAATAAGCGACTTCGGCATTGGCAACGGATTCGTTGCGAACCTTGCTCGCAAATTTAGACCCCTTTTGCTGCGAGAGGAGATAAATCGACCTACCAAATTGTTGCGCTGTTACTTGGTCTATAGTTACAGGCATAATCAATCTCCTTAAAATTTGAAACACTCTTTTTTAACGGCTTGAGTATCTCGAACTTCGAGGTCTTGCCTGCGCTTATAGACCGCTCGTCTCCAGCTTTAGGTACTGTAACCCGCCGGCTCTATTTCAGAGGTTTCGGCGAAATAACCTTGTTACGTATCATTCTATCTATAACTTCGTCAGGCGTCATCAAAGACGGTCTCTGAACGGCTATAAAGTGACTACCTTTTCCTGAACGTCCTCTCTTATCTCGTGGTATGGTCTTGCCGTTTTCATCGCATACCCCACGACGATAACCATCAATAATCTTGTTCTTTATTTCTTCTTCGTTTTTCATTTTTTGTTAATATTCATAACGCGGTACAATTTATCTCTTTCTTCAGACAGCTCTTTAAACAACTCTATCCTGCCGTCATTTTTCATCATCTTGCCGTCCTTGTCCGCTAAAATGAATCCAGGCATCGCCTCAATCTCGTTTATCCTCGACTTCGCCTGCGCCGGAGTCATAGGACCTACTACTTCCGAACCTGTGGTTTTATCACCATGTTCGGAAAGTCTGTTTCCTATCTCGGCGAATAAGTCGGCAATCAGCGGGTCATTTCCGATTCGCTCTAATATAGACTGTCTATCGTCACCATTTACGAAATCATTAACTACTCTATTTGCCAAATGAAGGCGGGAATCGTATGCTTCGCCCCATTTTCCCCGCAAAACCTTCTCGCTTTCAACCTTCTGCCTCTCCATTACAAGCGGAAGTATCCTCTGATAAATCGGCATAGGATTTGCCATAAGGTCTTTATTGCCTTCAGCAATTCGCTTGGCCTCGAAATTCCATAATGTTTCAGCCTGTTTTTGCGTAAGGCCGATTTGTTTGAAAATGGTTTTTGCTTCCGTGGCTTGGTTTTCATCATAAAACTCTTCAAGTCCTTTAGGTGCTTGTAGTTTGTAACCTTTTATTTCCGCCGGAACACCAATCGCCTTATGAAACTCCTCTATCTCACTCGGAGAGGATTTATCGGTAGGAAGTACAACACCCTTCCTGCCGACAAGTTTATCAAGAACCCCAAGTTGCCGGAAGGTACTTTTCAAATCCGGCAACTTATCGTACACGGAAGATTCCCTTAAATCCTCCGGTACTAATCCTTCCTTCCAGCCTTCGAGTAAGTTCCCATCTTCGTCAATGTACTTTGACAATTCCGCCGTCTGGGTCTGCGAGTCTCCTACCGCAACTGCGGCCTGGGTCGTAGAGTTTCCTTCTGCTTCTGGCATAACAATTATTCCTTTCTAAAAATCCATTTCATTTTTAGCCGAGTCCTGTTTCTCGGCAGTTACCGTTTCCAGTCTTGATCGTATATACAATATTACGGCACGCTTGCCACAATTTTTATTCGCAATGTCAGGTCTGCCTTCGGCAAAGGTATTTCTGTTTTCGTAACAATAGCCGGATAAGTCGTCAAGAACCTTCTTTCCGGCATCGGTATCCAAAAATATCGCCCTGTAATCGGCGGGTGTGGCCTTTTCCATTGCGGTGAGTGGCATTATTATATCCTACTAACCATTTTGATTATTCCTTGACATAACAATAACACCAAAACTATCCACAGCAGCCACCGGAAAACTGTAAGCCAGTCTTTTGACGTTTCTTGTTTTTTCATTTTCCGACTCCCATTAGATTTCCCGCCGGACTGCCTTCTTCCGGCTTCTTCGTTACATTTCCGTAAGCCTGCCCTGCCGTTTGAGCCGCCTGCATAGCCATCTGCGACTGTATCATTTTCATTCTGCGGTCTCTCTTAGCTAAAACCTCTTCTTCTGTGGACAAATCGTCTTCGTTCACGCCGAAAGACCGAGCCTGACGTCTGATAGCCTTGTCTGCATTGATATTGTCAGACGGCTTCTCTTCTGGAAATATGGCATCTGCCTGTGCCGTAAATGCCGCAAATTGCTGAAAAGCACGCGCCTGCTGGTCTCGCAAAGCCAAAGCTAATTCCCCAGTGTATTCTATACCAAATCCTTTTCCGGCAAGTTCAGGCACTCCAGCCTCTTCCGGACTCGGTATAGCCCCATTTCTTATCAATAACAGCATACTGCGAGTTATCACCGGATTGAATAGTTCAGACTGAAGACGATATACAGGGCCAGAAAGCCGCTTCATCGCCTGTTTAACTCTCTCGATAATCTCAAGACGAGTGCGGCGGTCGCCAGGTAAGTCGGCAAGCGGGGCAAATACGTCTCGGAAAAATGCCCTGTGGATTATATCCCGCTGCATCTCGAATATTTCTTTTGTGTACGGAAAACTGCCGAGTGCATTTGCCTGAACGGGATTTATCGAATATCTCTCTGTAACGTGATTTATTGCATCCGGCGACAAATCAACTTCGCCTTCTACGTTTGCATCTACAACTTCAAGTGGCATGTGTCCAGCATATCTGTTACCCATTTCAAGCAGGTCTTTGTGCATTTGCTGAAGTTCTTTGACCGTACTCAAGACTGCCGTACCTTGCCCCCTTCCCCACTTTTCAAAAGATGATTTTTTCCAGCGAGGAATATGATATGGATTTTCCTCGTATCCGCCTTCCTCAATTATATTTTTTTCCTTGATATTTACGTATAATGACTCAAAAGGCATATTGATATTATCAACGAGCATAACATTTCTTTTTATTCTCGGCCTTACAAGATGAATAAAGTCAAACATCTTGCTTTCGTTCTTTAACTCATTCACCGCCTTCAAAACTTCCTTGCCCGCATTGTCCCCAAATAAGTCAACGGCCTGCCGAGCAGTAAGAGAGAATTTTAATATCGTGGTATCCGGAAAACCTCTGCAATCCTGCTTGAATGTAAAATGCGATATATCCCAGTCTTTAAAATTCAATCCAAGTATTTTATTATTCCACTCCGAGAACATGCAGGCAGTTCCAAGCCCTATATTGGAAGATAGCGTTTCGTGAAGCTGAAGCATGAAATTAGAAGACATCATCTTCTGATAAGTTATCTCCGAACACATCGTTAGATATTTCTGGAATTTATCAATATTGCGAAAAGCAACGTTGTCCGGAATGAAACTAAACGGAAGTTGTTCGGCAGGAAAGAACACATTGACAAAACCGGAAACCATATCGTCCAAATCCATTAGTGCGGTCGGGTCTCGTATCAAAAGAGACTTATCCTCGCCCGGAGTTCTCTGGCCTGTTATCTGGTTTTCTCTTGGCAATATCAAATCGGCAACTTGCTGATAAAGGTTGCGAAAGTTTGACGCCTTCGCCTCCTCTTGCTGCTGCATTTGGATTATTTGTTCTGCTCTATTGTCAGACATAATTTTACCTTATCCTAACATGGTTTTTAGTCCCTTGCTTGTAGGTTCAAGATTTCCGGCAAGAACCGTTTTTCGTGAACTACTCTGCCGCCTTCTCTGTATTTCTGCAAAATCTGCGGTCAATCCTTCCTTGTCAGGTATCGGAACCGGCTGCGGCGGCGGAACTCTGGGTTTTGGCGGTGTACCTCCCATTATAAATACTCCTTATAACGAAATGCGTTTTTAATTCTAATAATCAACTATATAAGCTTTACTTATAATGTCAATCACAATTTCACGGTTTCGTGTTTTGCAAATTTCTGATGACTTCTTTCGTTATACACTGACTTTGCACTTGTTGTCCTGCACCGGTGAGCTGCCAGAACGAAATAACCGGTTGCGTGCCTGTAATGGTCCTCACCAGTCCCAGTCTGGTTGTAACGATATATAATCTGTCCGGTTTTCTTATTCGTTTCCTTCGATTTGGCCGTATTACAGTATTGCCGAGTAAATTCCTCAACAACCGGATTCTGGCGAGGTAGTTTAATCTGGCCGTTTAACATTAGTCTATGAGTCTGGTCTAAAATGCCAGTGCGATAAGTCTTTACAATGCCATTATTGTCATTGAAATCGGCCTCCTGCAAAGGACTATCGGTATATTCACACAGGAAAATCTTGTAATTCTCCTGTTTTTGAAAGTTTCTGGCCTCATCTTCGTAAGGTCTAATGTCTATAACCGCCGATTTTACGCCATATCTGCGGGCAAGGTCGTGTATCTGGTTGAAAGTCTGAACCTGTACTATCTTCAATATCTCATATCTGTCGTTACCGGTTCGTATGCCAATTACAACGTGCTTTGTCTTACCTATATCTACGCCCATTGCGCAAGGGCCTACAAATGATTCCGGCATTAAATCGTAACTGCAATTCGCCAGAACATCGGATTTTCGGAGTTTATCCTCCCTTGCCGAATATGGAAGTCCCAAATCTAATCTGTAAACATCTCCAAGATTGCCCTCCGGCGGATTCGTATAATCTCTCAATATCCTTGCAGGGTCGTGATACGCCGAGTTCAAATGAGACCAGTGGTATCCGACTAAATCCTTAATACTCGGAAAATCAGCAATCCACCTGCCTTTTGTGCGGTTCTCAATCTCTTTCCCGCATTTATCGCAGGCGATATATCCAGTCCCGTCAGATTTCAACTTCACACAGTCGGGAAACGACTTAATAGCACAAGTCCAAGCCCCGCAAGCGCATTGATTCCACCAATATCTCTGGTCTGACTTCTGCCAAAATATGTGTATGCCCCTGTCCTCATCAGAGGGATTAGCAACATAAACTTCTTCAGTACGACCTTTGACTCCATCGACTGCGGCAGAACCCATTCTGCCCCTTGCCTTTGCAATGGCATCACTATCCATCGGGTCGGTTTCATCGGCAACAAATCTATCAACCTGAATACCCATCAGCTTTGTAGATTCCTTTGCACCAGCGCCTTCATCTGAAGGAACAAGTCTCGCACCACGTAAATATAAAAATGAACTGCCGACTTTCTTCAAGGTTGTAGAGTCAGTGCCTTTTCCGGCGGATTTAATGTACTTTCCTATCGCTTCTTTATTCGCAGCAATCAAAGGATTGAACCTTGATTTTGAAAAATCTGAAACATCATTATTTGTCGGAAACATGTACAAAACACCCTGTGGATATTTGCCGTAAATCATTCCGTGAATGCTCTTGAGTATTTCAGTTTCAGAAAAACCCCCGCCAGTCGCCTTCATATAGCATATCTTCGGCGCTTCAGACTGCATCGGTTCAATGAGATATTCACGATTAACGGCAGACCATAATCCAGTCTGAAGTTTTATCTTCTTTATATCCGCCCATGTTGCCGCATCGTAGGCAATCATATCCTGTATGGTCTGTTTGTTAATAACCACCATCTAACGCCCATCTCCTTCAAGGTTGGGATAAATATACAACTGCGCCTGCGCGGTAGTCTGAATAACTTGTAAAGACAAAGACTCTGAACCAATGATATAATCAAAGTCTCCGTTTTCCGGCTGCGCATCCGCCTGAAGATATATCGTAACGTCGCCAGAAGTGTTGTCAGGGTCGTTTTCAAAGCATTCTTTGGTATAACTTCCGCTACCGTCATCGGTCATAACTTCCGCATAATCGGCCATCGTATGATTGTTAGTGCCAAATGCCTCATAGGTATCGTTAAGAAGTATCTGGCCGTCAGCGTCTCGCCTGATTGCAAGTAAAGTCAATCCGGTTATGTAATTAATTGATACTATCATTTTTTATCTTCCGGCTTAATATTTGACCTCTCGACTAATATCGCTTTTATCAAAACGATATTCCCCTGCGCCCGCATAATAGTCTGATATTGCTCCTCGATGAGCAGTGCGAGTCGTTCACTCGACCACTCGCTAATATCAACAGGGGCATTCTGATTTAACCGCACTTTTTCATTTTCCATACTAATCCTTTCACATTATTCTCTTGTGTTTTCCGTCTTGCACTTCTCACATTTCAGCGAGATATATATACAATTCGGATTCTTATATCCGTCAAGCGTTTCGCACCTCTAAGGTAGACTGACCACTTTTCTCCATCCCGAATTTGAGTAAACCATTAAGTCGCCATTCGTACTTGCATCTGTGTCGATAAAGATAGCCCCTTGCGTATTCGGTGCAGGGGTCGTCCCG